GGTGGGTCAATAATTACAGATGTTTCACCAGTACTAAAACGCCCACCATCATCTTGTGATCTAAGTATTACCTCACCCGCTAAAATTGGTATCTCGACAGAACTTGTATTACCAGCAACCGCAGTAACTAAGTCAGTTGCATTTGAAAAAGTGCCATTACCTGTAGTGTCTGGTGTGTGCCTTATAAAAATTTTTCCACCTGCGATCACATCTGCTTCTGTTGGCGGATTCCATCTAAGCCTTGCAAGTTTATCTGTTAAAGGTTCATAAGTAAGACCTGTAATGTTTGCTGGTGGTGCTGTTTTACCAACAGCTTCAAATGTTAATTCTGCTGGAGTTCTTGATGGTTGACCTAATGCATTGAAACTAAATACTCTAAATTCGTAAGTACCAACATCAGTATTAAATATTTCAACATTACTTGATGGACTTTCTATAGTTTTAAAATCACCATTATTAGCTCTGTATTGAACCTGATATTTTGATACACCAGCTTGCGGTATCCAATCAAGGATTATTTTCGGAACAGCAGTACCATTAATGATTACAATTTTTTCTGATGCTGATAATCCCTCTGGTGGATCTTTTACTTCAGTAAGCGTTGTAATATTTCTTGTAGGTAAAGCTGTGCCATCTTCAACAAAGGCATATTTACCAGAATCATGAGACAAAGCTGTTATGGCAAAAGTCTTATCCTCATTTTCTTTGACGCTCACAACTCTCCATGTAGTTGTTTCTAAACTTGAAGTTTCTAAAATAAATGGTGCGTGTTGATTTGGAGCAGCACTAAAGGCAGAGGAAACAGTGATAGTGGTTCCTGATATTCCACTTATTGTTTTTTGTTCAAGTGAGCCGTCAGGTAAAATTACAGAAATTGTAGGATTTGACCCTAAACTAGGAATATCTGTATTGGCTGAATCATCTAAGACTACTGTTGTTGTGTTGGTAACGCTTTTTAAAAGCCCTCCACGCCTTACACCAGCTTTTAGTCTGTCAGATATTTCTATTACATCACCACAGCGTACCAATGCCCCAGCAGCCGCAGTTGTTATAAAAGAACAAGTCTCACCAGAATTTTGCTCATTGTACAAAAACCAACGGCCTAATCTTCTTGCCTGATTACGGCTAGTTGTAGCAAAGGCTCTTATATTTTTTACAACTACACCATATTTTGCTTGGGTAGCAGCATCAGCTTCGATTACTTCAACATCAACTTCTTGAGTAATCATGTCAAAATAACTTACATTAATTACTGTGTGTCTAGTTTTTAAACTTGAGCCAGCGTAAAGAAAACCACCTTCAGTGACGTTTGCATTTGTAAAAATATAAGTTGGATCTTTGGGAGCATCTTGAGATATGGCAATACCACCAGCAGAATAAAATGGCATTACGCGCATAACTGAACAAAGTGAATTTATCAATGAATATGCTTCTCGTTGTTGAGTTATATTTATATTGCAACTGAAACGTGGTTCTGTAGATCCATCACCGTTTCCAGCATCTACTGATGCTCCGCAATATTCACTAACCGTTTTAAATGTAAATTTATCAAGATTTGATTCTGGAATACCACAGCCAGCCCTTGTTTCTGTAAGTAAATCATAAAGAATCCAAGCTGGGTCAGTTGTCCACTCCTTATTTGTTTTAAATGTTCCGTTAAACGTGCCAGCATATGAAATTGCACCTGTCTGCAAGTTAACAGTTGCATTATGCGGAATTTTTACTTTTCGTCCTCTTATTCTATATACTCTTCTTGGTATTCTTGGGAACTGTTCAGCGTTAAATCTTAATGCAGTGTGGGCAGTATTTAAATAAGCGTTTTGTTCAAAAATAATATTGGTAGCTTGATTAAACTGGAAAGCATCTACTAAAGTAGGTTCTACACTGTCTGCCGTTACTCTTTCAACTCTTACAGCGACAGGGAAAGAAGTTGTCGAACTAAATTTTACTAAATAATCTCTGAAATATGCGTTTGTTGATCTACCTTCAACGGTGTCATCTATAACTGTGGTTGTAGTTCCATCGTTTTCAATAGTTTTAATTAATAGATTTACTGATACTCCGTTAATGTCTCCATTGTCCTCAAACTTTTGCATCAAAGGAAATCTTAAAGTTACTCTGACAGCATTAATATTAGATTGAGAAACTGTGTGAGTTACAGGATTTCCTACTGTTACAGTTGTTCCAATTACACTTTCAGTCTCAACATTTGAAATGCCTTCAATAAATGTTTGGTTTGATGTACCTAATCTAAAATCAAAACCTACTTGCTTATAGTTAAAATCACTGTCTTGTGGTGCTGTGTTACTTGCAGCCTCTTGTAAAATTTGTGTGCCATTTAAAAAAATATCCTTTTTAAAAGCATTGAAGTATGCAGTTGAGGTCTTATCTGTAATACCAGCTTTAGATGCTGTTGCCGATCCTTCTATCTCCCCCTCTCCTAGTAGCTCTACTATTGTATTAAACTGTTTTGAAGATAATGCACCACTTGGAAGATCAGGGTTATTAAATACCGTAGTCTGGTCAAACTCATTTATTGGCATTAGTTATTACCTTCTACTTGAACTGTATCAACACCATTTGAAACTACAATAGATCCGACCAAAATTTCTCCATATACTAAATTTACTGGTACTCCAGCCCTTGAAATATTTGTCAGCCCTGTAAAGGAATAGTTAGAGGCTAAAGCTGCTGGGTCTAAACTATCCTGTCCTGTTGGTGAAAGGGTATTTTGTTGAGGCGAAAGCAAACTTGTAACACCATCAACAAGCATACTTGTACCTAAAGAAGTTAAAGCAGTTGAAGCGATTGTTGCTAAAAGTTGACTACCAAAAAGAGTTTGACCTATTGCACCCCCACCAAATAAACTAATAGCACCTAATATGATATTGAAAAAATTTCCATGAACTACAGGAATTATCCTTATATCATCTTGCGAACTAAAATTTAATAAATCTTCGGTTATAACTTTTGCACCACATTGAATCGTATAAAACTGCTCTGACATATGCTTTTCAATACCTTTAAAATTACATTTCAAGAAACTTAAAGCCTCTCTAGGAGTATTTAAATCAACTTCAAACTCAGCTTGACCGAGAAATTTTCTTAATGTTCCGTAAACTTTAATTTTTTTAAGCATCTAGTTCACTCGGATTCATTATTTTTATTTTATCTGATTTTGGAGAAACGAGATAAAAAGTTAAATCAATAGCTTTGCAACTATACTTATCACCCTCCGAAAATTCAAGAATATCTTGTGGATGACTATGAACAATCCCTACAATTTCATCTACTTCATCTTCTACATCAGCATAATCCAAAGGATCAATAACAAAAGATTCAGTTTTAATTAAATTTGATATATTTTTACATGGATAATATTTCTCTTGATTATTTATTATGCCTATAACTCCGCATGATTCCTCAGGATCACATTGTTTAGCGTGGTTTATAGCATCTTGTTTCCAGCAATAATCCATCATCAATTTACGAATGAACCAACACCAGCAAACTCATTTCTTGTAACTTGCCTTCTTGGCAACTTTACATTTGCTTGATCTAAAGCACCTACAAGTTCAAACTGTACAAGATCCCTTGACTCAGTTACTTTTCTATCAATAAAAAATATTTCTTGAGGTAGTTCATTTGATGATGGAGTACCAAAGGGATTGCTACTACTAGGAAAGTTTGCCGCATCAAGTTCACTTGCAAGCGTTGTTATGCGAGTCAATTTGGCATCAGCCAAATCATTATGAGGAGTTGTTAAATTTACGATAATTAACAAATCTGTAACAGTTATAACTGATCCATCTCTTTCAATTCCTCCTAAATTAGCAACGGTTAAGGTTGGCCTTGGTACTTGTCCTTTTCCTGTGAACTCAGCACCTTGAAAGTCAATAGGCAAACGCTGGTATGTATTACCCTGCCAAATGATTTCTGCATTTGAGTTCATATTTGAACCAGCATGAAATCTATAAACTGTAGGAACATTTGAAGGGTTACCAGTTGCATAATGCAAACCCTCTACAAGCTCGAGAACAAATAGTTCAATTCTTGCACTGGGGTTTAGTTTTTGGAGTTCAGATACTGGTATTGCCATTATGGTTCTGCGACTTGTTCAAAAGTTAAGTTCATAGTAACTCTATTATTTAATATTGCTGTTCTACTTCTCGCAGTGCAAATAAATTTTAAAGCTGAAGAATGATGTGGCGGTGTGAAGTCAAAGTTTGCTTGGTCATCAAATCTTGCATCTAAAAAGGTGTCTATTGTATCAGCGTCTGTTGTAGAAACATTAAAAGTTAAATTTAAACTAATTAATCTTTTGTTTGCTGGTAGTCCAGATACAAAACGCTGTTCATAGCCATCACCTAATTTAATACGCAAACTTTCTTGTACAACAGTCTCTTGTGTTGCATATTGAGGAGTAATGCTTGGAAAAGTAGCCATTATGCCAATAAACCTCCAGCACGTTTCTGTTTGATAAGTTCAGCTTGGATTGCACCAGCAAGTTGTTGACCTAACTGATTACCTTCAGCAGAAGAACCACTTACAGATGATCCAGATGCGTCAACACTAATAGAGATATTATTCACAACAGAATCACCCCCTCCACCGATTTGGCTATTTGGAATTATATTGCCACCTTTTGATCCCATTTGCAAAATCTCAGGCCCACGTTCACCTACAACAAAAGCACCGCCAGCCGATACTCTACCGCCTCTTTCTTTTCCAAATAATCCACCTAAGAAACTACCAAAGAGTCCGCCACCTCCGCCACCTCCGAGAGCTTTACCAATACCGCTAATAGCTTTATTAAGTGCAATATCAAGTAATTTATTTTTTAAATTATTTAATACCCCAGATATTGCTTGTCCAAAAGTTTTACTTCCATTTATTGCTTCTCTTAGACCAGTAACTAGATCACTTCTTACAGACTCACCAATACCTTTAAATGTTTCTTTTAATTTATCTGCCTCTTCTTTTGCTTTTTTTTCTGCCTCTGTCAGTTGTTCTACTCCTTTTTTAATTTGTGGTACTGTTGATACAATTTTGTTTTTTGCATCTAACTGTTTATCGTTTTCCGCTGTAATTAATGATTCAAGTTCAAAAAATTCTATAGCCCCATCTTTTAACTCTCCTAGCTTTTCTTTTAAACCTTCAAATGGATTTGGAAATTCTGGTATTGCTAGATCAAAACTAAGCTTTGGAAGTTCCAAACCTCCAAGCAATTTTTTTAATGGTTCTGGTATAAGATCAACTAATTTTTGAAAAGCCTCTCTAAAAAAGTTCACTATGTTACCAGCTACATTACCTACGGATTCTTGAATGCCTTGAAAAAAATTAACAACTGGTTCAGTAGCTCTTGTGAACCCTTCTATAATTTTCTGTTGTAATTGAATTACATTTCTTATTGATACTGCTATCACTTGACCAATAACTTTGCCAACAAATTCAGCTTTTCCAGTTACATCTGTAATTGCTTGTTTTATATTTATCCAGCCCTGTTCTAAATTAAATAAAACATTTGTTGCCTCTATTCCTAACGCCTCTCCAATTACAGTACCTATTTGTTTAACAACACCTACTAATAATCTTATTGGTGCAAGTGTAACTTCAAATGCGCTCTTTAAAGCTTCTACTGTAACTGCAGCAACTTTAAGTGATTCTCTTAGCACTATTCCAATCACTGAGCCTTCCGTTGTTAGATTGGTAAATGCAGTGCCTAGTCTTGTAAGTTGTCCTTGTATAGTGTTCTGTGCTTCAAATGCAGCCTTTGCCGCAGTGCCTTGAGCTTTTGCCTGATTCTCTAAATTTTTATTGAAAGAGACTAATTGGTCATTTAATAAAGGTAATATTGCTGTCCTAGCTTCAACAGATCCAAAGAATTGTGCAAGCGTTTCTTCACTGGCTCCACCTTTTGCAACTAACTCTTCTAAAACCCCTCCTAAACCTTTTGTACTTAAAGCAGTAGCGCTGAAATCAATTCCTAATTTTTCAGCCGCTTTTGATGCTTCACTGGTCGGCTTCTGTATTGCAGCAATAACTTGTCTTAGTCCAGCAAAGGTTGATTCAACAGGAACACCAGTTGCAGTGACAGTAGATATTGCAGCGTTGAGTTCATCTATGCTTACACCAGCACCAGCCGCTATAGGTGCAAGTCGACCTATCTGTTGTGCATATTGATCAACAACAATTTTACCATCATTCTGTGTTTGTATAAATCCATCAACAAGTTTTGCTGCTTTATCTGAACTCAAACCATAAGCATTAAGTACAGAGGTAGTAGCATCAGCTACAGTAGCTAATTCTGAAAATCCACCAGTAGCACCTAACTGTGAAGCTTTTAGTACATCTGATAGTTCAGCCACCTCACCAAAACCAGCAGACGCTACATCATAAGAAGCGGATAACAAAGCAAGTTGTGAGACTTGACCACTAAGTTCATTAGATAAAGTTGCCAGTTTAGGTTTTAAGGTATCGACATCTACTCCAAGAGTTTTTACTTTTGCGCTTGCAAAATCACTAGCAGCTAAATTTTGAAAAACTTTACCAAGTGCTGCTACAGCAGTAGTAATACCAAAAATAAAACCTAATGAGGCTTTTATTGCATTTCCTAAAACTGTTACTCCGCCAGCCGCACTTTTAGCGCCAGCACCCGCACCTTGAAATCCTCGACCTAATAATGGTAAAGTTTTATTTGCGTCTTTTAGTTGACCTTGTGTTCCATTTATAGTTTGATTAAATTTTAGTGCCTGATTATTTACATTCTTTAATGCTGTTATGGCTTGCGTAGCACTAACTCTAAGTTCTACATTGGAAACTGCCACGACTAAACAATAACTCCTTTAACTATATCTTGATTTGCGCTTGATTGCATCTGCTTCTTTTTTCTCTCTATCATACTTTAATTCATAATAACCAGCAAAAAATATCAACTCTTCTTCTGTGAGTTGTGATCTCAATTCACTAATTGTTTTACCTAATTCTGTTGCAAGGAAAAACTCAAAATTTAGCCAGTTGTCCCCCTTTAAGATTCCTTTGCGTTATCAATCGTTGCGTTTTGATTTACACCAAATAAAAATAATTCTATTTCATTTAATACATTTTCTGGCAATTCATTTTGCAAGTTAGCAAAATCTGCTGGGTGAAATGCTTTTGTTCCATCTTCATTCTCTGCCAACTGACAAAGCATATGTGTTGAAACAACTAATGGATCATCACTGCCAGCCCTTTGCGTTGCTCTGGCTCTGTCAGCCCTTGTAATGGCCTTGAAATATAAACTGACCACAACATTACCATTATCATCTTTAACGTCAAATTTGCGCCTTTTAGAGAGGTCAAACGACTCCTTTAAAAGGTCAAGGGTTCTTTTTTGTGCCATAAATTAAGTGCGAGATAATCTTAATTTACTATATGTCTGAAGTTATTGCACCAGTTGTCTGGAAAGATATGTTAATTAACTGAGTCTCTCCTAGTGTTGCACCATATTCAGCACTTGTAATGATTCCAGAAAAAGCTAATTTTTTTGAACTAGCTGAACTATCTGGGAACAATTCAAACAATGCGTCTCCAGCATCGCCAGTTGTTAATATATCTTCAACAAAAGATAGATAATCAGCATTACCAGCATTGTCATAAATCAGTTCTGCTGATCCTTCACCAGATATTAGACCACCAATAAAAGTCTTTGAGGTGTTTCCTTGAACTGTAGTTTCTAAAGTATCTTTTGAAACTGATAATGACCATGATCTAGTTCCAGCAATATCGGCCTCTGTGCCTCCTGCGTTATGGAACATGATCTTACCTACATCGCCTCTAATAGCTGCCATGACAAAAAAAAGAAAGATTTACAAATATATTAACTCTTTTCGGAGTTTTTTACATCTTTTTTAGAATTTTGTTGACTCTCCATATATCTTTTACAGTTTGGATCCCAGTATTGTGGGTCTCTTACACCTTTGACAGCTTCGATAGCGTCTAGCATTTCGTCAGTAATAACAAGTTTTGCCATGTTTAAAGATCCTCGTAAATAGTAAATGTTATTCTGATTTGAGTTTGAAACTTGCCCTCTGGACTCGAGTTAAGGATTTCGGGACCGATAGGCGCATCAAAAATAACACTTGATACTGTAATTCTATTGTATAAGTCCCTAAGTCTTTTGCAAATTGTGAGATTTGACCCCGCTCCTAAACCTTCCTCTGTAAAAACATTTAATAAAATCAAGCCAGTAATTAAATTATCAGAATCAGTTGTACCACCCTGCGTAATATAAGTGTTCGCACCAAAGCTT